GCATAACAAGGTCTTTAAAGAAATCCTCTTGATAAAACACATTACCAAACTCTGGCTCATAAGCAAACTTATCAATGTTAAAGTCAAATCGCATTATCAAATCAACAATATCAGTATGCCAGTTGTCAACAAGTTCTAATGTATATCCTTTATAGCTATAGGCCTTTACATTTTTCGTGCTATAACTCTTACTTGCTGTCCCTTGCTCTACTTTACCATCAAAGAGACCCACAGCTTCGTTAAAGTCTATATCATTTTTAAAATAAGCATCAAGGTCTCGCGGCTTTTTACCCATTAAAATATCTTTAAAGCACCCACCTGCTACATAGCCCTGCGTACCTGCTAGTAGTCCTTTGATAAAATGTAGCTGTGGGTAATTTCTGGCATCATCTGGAATAAATGTTTTTGCATATTCATTAGACTCATCAGCTGCCCAATCTTCAAAGCTATCATACCTGGACTTATCATTGTCATCTAATACCTTATCTAAATCTAACCAGTCTTCTGCCATATTATTTATCCCGTAAAGACACTGTTTGACCAAACAACTCAATATCAATTCCAATATTACGAATAGCATCAATAGCATGTTCATAACGAGCTAGGAATCCTTCTGGGTCTTCTTCACTACCCTTGTCATCTAGCATAACAATCTTATCACCAAAGCCTTGCTTCTTAATTTCGGCAATTAAGTTGTCTGAGTATTCTTTTCGGCTTGCTTCCCATTCCATATTTCGGAAACCATCGTCAACATAATTGGTAATAGGCGGGATGAATAAAATCAAATCCCAATCTTCATGCTTAATGGCGTTTTGATACATATCGTGCAAACTCTTATAATCTTTTTCTGGCAAATACATACGTGCATAAATTTCAGTTACCATAGCGTCTGTGTCACAAAATACAATACCTTGGTTGGCTGGACTATTAATTTCTGCTTGGTTTGCATCATATTGCCCTTGGAAAAAGTGACTATAGTCATCTACAGTCAACTCACCATCAGTTAGGTTGTACTTTTCTTCATAGTTGCGTGCATATTCAGTGCTAAATGGGGCATTAACAGACCGTGCAAGCCGTTTTACAAGTGTTGACTTGCCACCAGATGCAGGACCAGCTACAAGCACCTTCTTGGCAAAATGACGGCGATATACACGATTAATTAAGTTCCAGTAGCGCAAAGGGTCACTCCGAATCATAGTAGCTGAAATTGGATTCTTTGTTCGTGGGATGACTTGCTCTTTCCAGCTAGGAAGATATTCTTCCATCTTTTCTTTATAGTCAGGTTCTCCTGAGTAATTCGTGATAGTGGCTTCTGAGTAGTTAATAACTGCTTTCTTAACAATTGACTCCAACTTCTTAGCCCAAGGCGTCCAGCCATCAGGATAATGTGGAATATTATCTTCATTAAGCATGGCCACAACAACATTAGGCTCATCTGCAAAGGCTTCACGCAAGTAACGGAACCGGCGATACAATGGAAGCCCTACTTTATCACCCCGATCACCGGCATAACCACTTACCACTAAAACAACCCCATCATTTTCTGCTAATGCTTTATAAAGATTCTGGGTGTGAATAGCATGAAAGGGTGCAAATGTCCCAAAGTATACACCAATGCGTTTACCATTAATCCGGTTCTTTGTCATTAGTTCTTTCATTTTTCGTCTCTTACCTCTTCCTTTTTAAACATGTCATTATCTATTCCACACTGCTTTGAGTGGCTTTAATATCTTTCATGAGCTGTTCTCCTTTCAAAAAATGACCTTATAGTTAAGTTACCACAAGGTCATTCAAATGTCAATATTTAATTTTCTTTATACCAACAATATGCCCCATAAAAAGCGTTAACTAGCATAATAATTTGAAGTACAAACATACTCATGGCAGCCACGCCACCGGATACGAATTGAACATACCAGATATAGACATTAATTGCATCTAGTAAAATCCACACTACCCACTGGGACCTATAGCTAAATGTCATTAATACTTGCCCGGCAATTCCCAAGGGTAAAAGGGTGGCATCTAACCAGATTTGATTACCATTAACACTATGGCTAACATACACAATAATAAAGTAGCCGATAACAAGTCCAGCTGTTACTAATCCGCCAAGCCAAAGAGGAATCTTTTTACTTTCCGCCTTCTCCTCCTTGGCCACATTCATGGATCGGTACCATACATAGATACCCACAAACTGCATAACTGTATAAAAAACCTGTGAGAAAATATCACCAATTAACCTGTTATGTAAGCTAACAATCAGCCACGCAATACTGCCTACTGTTCCCCACATATAGTTAGTAAGCTTACCTTTATCAACAAGGATAAGACTCATCCCTGTTGCCACACTGGTAATGCCCCCTAGCCAACCTAGCCATGAATAGTCTTTGCCAAAATAAAATGATAGGATAGAGGCCCCCACCATAAAGGCCATTAAAATATATTCCTTACCATTAAATTCTGTTAGCTCCTTCCAGTTCCGCTTAGGAGAAAAAGCTTGTTTAACGCCTGTTATTAATTCTTGCATTATTAATTCCTCTCTTTTCTATCCTAGCTTTCTAAAACAATCTGGCACAGCCCATGGAATAAAGACGGCTTTTCCCTCAATAGGAATAAAAATTTTAATGTCCTTAAAATCTTGGTAGTGTTTAATTTGTCCAACGGTTCCTTTACTAATCGTAGACATGTGTCCTAAATCGTTGTAGGGAGCAATGCTGGCTTTATAATCCTCTGTAAGTTCGCATAGGCCGTCTTCAGGGTCGTTTAGCTTAATCAGTTTATCAAGGTACCAACGAGCTTTCTCTAGGTCCTCCTTACGCTTGCCCTTATAAGGAAAACGAGATAAATACTTAATAACAGTTCCAAGCATAAAGGACTCATCTCCTGAGATTCCCTCCATATTTGCAAACATGTTAATAACATCTATTGCTTCAATTGGTTTACCGTTCAATTTAAGTCCCTTATTGTAATGATCTGGATGATTCACCATTTCTGCCATTAATTACACATCTCCTTCAGTGAGTTACTTCCCAGTAATAAAAATAGTGTCTTTAGGTAACTCATATTCTTCTGCAAAATCACTATCAATACTAACTTGTAACTCTAAATCATAGCTAGGAATTATCAAAGCACTGCATAATGGCTCATTATAAATAGCAACTTCCTGATCACCATCAAAATTTTGCAACAGCTTAATTAAGTCTTTAGCCTTCATTTATAACTACCTCTTAAATAAACAAGTGAATTGCATACATCATAAACCAGCAGAATAAAGCGCTACTAGTACCATTCATTATCTGGTACCAAGTAATATCTTTATCACCTATATCCCTTGGTTTCATAATTAAATAGTTAAACCAGATAGAAATACCCATAGTTACAATTAAACGTAACTTAGGTAAGCTAAATGTAGGTACAATAAAGGTATTCCAACCATACATAATTACGGCAGCGTCTAATAGTAAGATAGGAATAACCAATATAATACTCCATAGGCCACTTACCTTTGCTTTCTTAAGATCTAAGTCTTTTAAATCAATTCGTAACATTATTTCCCTCCTATAAGATGTCTCCATCTACTAGAAGCATTATGGGTGCCTTAGCGTCCAAATCTTCTTTAACCTCTTCATAGGTGAGACTATCCCCGTCTTCTGTTTTTGCAGAAGAAATACGATACAGTGCTTCTTCCCGGCTTAGCTCTTTAAATTGTTCGGGGTCATCATTATCCCCATACATTTCACGGTACAGTTTAAGAGCTTCCTTATTGTTGTTAGCAACGATTAAGCTATAGAAAGGTTCTTCTGTTCCGTAATATTTCATTTTTCTTCCTCCAATTTCACGATTTCGCCGGTTTCCTCAACGCGCCAGACACCTAGCACCCATGCATAGGCAAAGGTATCTTGGTTTTGAATAATCCATCTACCAGACCGAATTCCAAATTCATGCCAACGGTTATTCGCTTCGTTAAACGCCCAAAACAAATCGCGATGATAGTTTTTCATTGACTTAATTGCCGTTCCAATCTCAGCCGGAATCACCGGAATATCATCGGGAAGTGCATTTTTATAGCGCGTGCATAATTTGTCTAGCTCTTTAGACTCATTATATTTACCACCATTTTCATAGCTACTATCAGATTTGTAAACAATTAGTTCTTGTGCTACATGACTAAACACATCGCTCTTACTTTCGTCTTTCATAACTTAACCACCTTTCCCGTTTCTTCAACACGCCAGACGCCTAGCACCCATGCAAGAGAAAATTCTTCCTCATGCAAAGACACCCAGTTTAGATTATGGTGGCTTGATTGCTGCCTCATAACCCCCAGCATATAAATGCTTCCTAATACGTCTGACAGCTTCCTATGATATTCTTTTTGTGCCACAATAAGTTCTCCTACGCCTTCTGGAATAGTGGGTAGATTATCTGGCAACGCAGCATCATACTCAGCAAGATAATTTGGCTCATCGTCACAGTAGTATGGGCTTCCGGTTTCACAGGTGTACGCATCAGAAACCTCGGCGTAGCATTCTGCTAATTTCTCCAACACGTCCCGCTTCGTCTCATTGCTCATTGTCTTTCTCCTTTTTGATCCTCACGAACCCCGCAAGCTTTCAGAATGCGAATGCGATCGGCGTCAGTGATGTCAGCGGCTGATCCGTGATTCAGGACAGCTTCCCATAAAGTGCCACTGGGGTTTTGCTTGAATATCATCTCAATGAAATCAGGGTTTATCCAGTCACCGCTTTCAAGCTCAACGAATGCCATCGTCAGTCACCTCCCTGAATGTATTCTTTAAATACCTCAGCGTTTTCACGAACTGCGTCTCTAATCTCAATAGCACTACCATTCGTTTTTGGTGCATTACTAGTGCTATCAAAAGCATCAGTTAGTTTTTGTAAGGCAATATAAGCAATGTCTCCCCATGTTTCAATGGCTTCAAGTGACTCATTGTCAGCGTTGGTTTCGCCATACCATCGTGGGGCATCAATGAGTGCTTCAAGCAAGCTACTAATCTGTTTAGAAGTTAATTTATTCGTCATCGTCAGTCACCTCTTCTTTCTCACAGTCTTGCAAGCCAAATTTCTCAATATCATCATTGGTGAGTTCAATTCCATCTGGGTATCCACCAAATCCTTGGGATAATCCTTCTACAAATATGGTATCAAGTTTTCCATCAGGAGTTTTTAGATACCACTTATAATCTGCATGTGGCACCTTGACGTTGTATTTCTTTTCCTTTTCCATGGTGTATCCATATTGGTAGGCATTAACAAGCATAAGCCCTCGTTCTTCACGGTGTTCTGCTTCATCGTCATCATCAAATAGCCAATCACTTACCTCATCTGGCATTAGATACTCAGTAAAAATGTCAGTAAT